TGGCCATACGATTCTGCAATATCACGTAATCTCATAGTAATACACCTTGTTTAACAGATAAATTCATATATGTATTTAGCGAAATTACATGGTCATAATTATTGTAACAACAACAGTTAGTATACCAGCAACTACAGACGCTGCAGTACCTAACATAATTCTGTTTGTTGTTTGATTTTGTTTTAAATTATCTTCTCTCATACCAGCAAATGCACGTATGTTTTCTTCACGCAAGCCTGTTACTTTTTCTTCAATTTGGTCTAGACGTGTTTCGACATTATTAATTTGCTTCTCCAGCACTCTATACCTCTCTGCACACAGATCGACATGGGCTTCTAAATTATGACGCTCTAATTGCGTCGTGATTGTATTTGACATAATTCACTTCCTATCACTTCATGTGATTTGTTAAGATAGGAGCCTTTGTATGTGTGCCTGTGTAGAGTGTGCCTAATTTGTAATACTATTTAGCGATACATCATACCTTTAAAAAGCGTATGTTTACGGTATCTTTATTAAAAGCCTCAAACGTATTTAATTTAAATGTAACTGTCTCATCTAATTTAGCAGTAAAGGCAGCACCATCACAATCATGTTCTAACAAATAAACACCATTTGTGTCTTTATTAAAAACATCAGTATGCTCGGATATAAAGTCTAATTTCCACACTGTATGTAGTCCATTAAACTGTTTTCCAAAGCCGTATTTAACTACATCTTGTGTCATTAACTTGCTAATTTGCACTTCAATTGGTTGACTTCTTAAACTAATAAGCTGCAACAACGTATTAAGATTTTGCTGTTGATTATAACCGTGAGTATTTAATGACTTGGAGTTAGTCACATTGCTATTAGTAATATCGACTAGGGTATATATAGTATAACTTTGGGTCAACTAGTGGCATTTACCTCAGCTCGGAACCCAGCGTTGACGTGGTACTAGCTTTACTTTTTCTGCATTTGCTGCATATCCCTCGCCACCGGCTTGCCCATCAGTTGTTGCAGTGATGTCGGATGTTTGTTGATCTAGCTGACCAATAATATCATCCTTCACACGCTGCACTTTTAGTACAAGGTTGAATAGTACTGGTATAGACTTGCTTTCTGGCATTGCAAGTATTTTAGCTTGCTTTTGTGGACTTACTTTACTTGCTTTGAGCCAATCAAAGAATCCAGTTGCAAGATCATTTAACCGACCTGCACGACTCATCTGATTTACATAAGTGTATATGATGCCTTTCATATCACTTAAACCTGCTTGTGGTTCAAGTAAACTGTCAATTGCTTGTGCATTTTTTTTGGCATCATTGATAATGTCATCTACTGCGCTGGTGTCAATTTTTGTTTGGTATGATTTGATTCTAGAATTCAGTACAACAGCATTGTTTCCGTTTAACCCAGCAACGTCAGTTAATGCCATGCCGTCCGATGAACCAAACTCTTTGTAATATAAGTGTGCAGCAATCCCCACGCTACTTCGTGCAATACGCTTGCCTAAATCACTTGCGGGATTTACTGTGTATGTAACTTTGTTTGGAGTAAAAGTAATACCCTGATTAGCCATTTGAAATGGCTCGCCTGGATACCATAACAAGTCACCCATTGCATATCCTCTAAACTGAGGAGAGGTGTTTTTTTCCATAACGTCAAATACTTGTGCCATATCAGCACCTAGTTTTTGACGCCAATCTTCGCCCTTGCCTGCAGTTGTAATAGCATTTTGCATATCTGCTGGTGTGGTATATTTTTCTTTACCCCAGCCGTTTTTGCCTACCAGAACAAATGTACCGTCGGGTTCTCGGCCCCAATATAGTGCAATACGTCCATCCCACTTGATGTTAAGTTCAGTTGACCCACTGCCCACGTTCTTTAAAATATTCGCAGCATTTAGCGCACCCTGGCTTCCGTCAACAAATACCAGATCTTCTAAGTGTTGCCATTCACGACCCACTTTTGTCGCTTCGGTTAAAAGTTCACGGGCTCTCATGGAAGTTCCTTCCAATTAGGATCTGCTTTAAGATCTGCCATCATTTGGGCAGACTCTTGCGGTGGTAATGCATTTGCAATAGATTCAACACTACCCAAGTCCTGTGCAGTAGCATTGGACCCGATTAGGATTTTTGCAATGTCGTTTACATCCTTAGATACCATACTATCATCTGTTCTGTTTAGCAAGCCCTTAAATGCGCTCCACTTCAAGCCTCGTTGTTTTGCAAGGTATGACATAGCAATTTGCTTGTTAACCCCCTTGTATTTGCTGCCTTGCGGAATAGCATGTGTATGGAATTTTGATACGTCCATTGCATTTTGTGTTACCATAATATCTACTTGGTGTGCTTGATCGCCCAATGGAACTCTTACATGTACACTAACACCGCTTTGCCCTGTTTCGAACCCAGCTAGATCAAATAACTGTCTTAATTTTTTACGAATAACCTTTGGATCATCTGTGCTAAAAAATTGTGCAAGTTCGTTTTGATCTACAATAAGATCAAGATCACCACTTACTTTGCCCGGAGTCGGAGTTGCACCACTACCAATCGGAATAGCTTTGATGCCTGTTTTACTAAGCACAGTGTTAACGCTGTCAACGATTGCAGGAATCATTTCGTGTTTAAAAGAGGCAGCATCACTAAACATGTTGCCGCCCTCGTTTACTACTAGGCTGTTTTGCAATAATCTTTTTGTTCTGGGGCCACGATTGTAGTGTCTTTTATGCGTCCCGTGTAGGATGTCCGTTATCTTCAATTCGCTGTATTCCTCTAATAAACTTTTTAGGATCCTTAGTTCGAATACTATTAATAAGGCGCTTTTGTAAATCTTCCGCTACCTCAGGAGGAAAACTGTTATCAATCATTTCGATCAAATTGATTGCAGTTTGCATCACATGTCTAGCATTCGACTCAACTAATTGGCGCTTGTCTTTTTTGGGAGACATAGCATTAATTTCTTCTAGTATAGATCTCGTATTTTTCTTCATTGTAACACTATTTAGCGGTTCCATTGGTAAATATTATTGCTGAGGTAGGAGCGAAACTTATAGCATAATGCAAATTCCTGATTTCTATACATAGATCCATGATTATAAGAATAGCAACATTAATGGCGGCGAGCAAAACACAGGCTTACAATTTGGCACACACAGGCTCATATTATTGACTCCGTTTTGGCTACTGCTCGCTGTATAGATCATCATATATATCCTAAGATAAGGTTCTACTGCTGTTACCTCAGCAACTACTCTCTTCGTTTAAGTAGGTTCTTAAGTCTGTCAGAGTTCGACACAGATTGACTTGCTGTAGATTCATCCACAACTTGTTCACCTGCTGTAATTGTACTCTTAGTCTTTAGCTTTTGATAAATGCTTGTGACTTGACTAGTTTCATCATCACGATCATCCTCATCCAAATCTGTAATACGCAGTGATTCCATGTTATACGCAAGATCAAGTTTTGTCCCCACACCACTACTACTACGTGTTTTCATAAACTGAATTTGCACACGCCCACGCTCACGCATTGCACGGCTGCTAAAAATACCAATCAAGTTATCTGCTGTGTTGATCTTACTAATACCACCTGCAATGTGACTGTGGTCAAATTCAACTTCATCAACTGCACTACGATTCAACTGTGATGCTGTAACAAACAAGATATGTAGTTCTACTGCTAGATTACGCAATTCTTCCGATACAAACTTATCTTTGATAAACTGATCGCTTGCTGGCACTTTGTGACCTGCAGGCATCATAAGATCCAAATAGTCAATAAGTAATGCTTGCACTTCGATGTTGTTTTGGATTTGGTATTCACGCAAGTATGCTTTAATGTCGTTTACGTTACATCCATTGGGTAACTGCACAATCTGCAAACGACCTGCTTTTTTACTTGCCATCTTAACTTTGAGTTCAACATCATCTGATTTTTTCATAACGTCCTTTGTGCTCATGCCCGTAAGCATAGCATCAAGTCGCATACTACAAAGTTCTTCACTAAGTTCTAAGCTGATGTAAACAACATTCTTTCCTTGCAATGCCCAGTTTAATGCTAAGTTTTGCATGAACAGCGATTTACCAGACCCCGACCCACCTGCAAAAATGTTAAGTTCGCCTGGATTGAATCCACCATATAGCACGTTATCAAATGTAGTCCACCCTGAACTATTTTGACCTCTGTTGTCTTTGATCCGTTGAATACGTCCTGCAGGATCTTCCCAATAGTTTGTGCCGAAACTTTTTGCAAGACCAATTTGCACTGCGTCCCTAATTAGCTGTTCAACTGCACCATAATCATTTTTTTCTAACTTATCAGCACTAGCAAGAATTGCACCTTCAAGTGCTTTGTGTCTGCAAAACTTTTCAAACTCATCCATAAACCAAGATTTATGCTCTTTAGTGACCTTGTTACTTAGGTCATCTATTTTAGCATTTGTTTTTGCACTGATCTGTTCAATAGTAGGCAGTTGCCCATATTTGTCTACGTGTTCTTTAATAAAGTCAACAGTGGGTTGATAACGTCTGCTAAAATATTTGCTTTGCAAAATAGCATTGCAGCGGACAAACAAATCTTTGTCAGCCAATAGAAATTCTATGTATAGTTTTTGTAATTCTTCATTATAATCTTCGCTCATTCAACCCCACTCAACTTTCTCATCATATATTCGTCTTTAGTATAATAATAGCTTGCTAAACTTCTGTAGCCAAACCCTGAAGAATAAAAATACACTTCTTCGTAATAAGGAGTAAGCCATAGTAGATTTCCATTTTCTAATCTAATGGGAAACCATGCAAACTTTTTATGAGTGCTTACACGTTTAGCTACTATAGCATTGTTCCATTTCATTTACAATACTGCTTTGCCATTATCTGTATCTTAGTACTGCTTGTTTCTATGCTGTCTAATATACTACGCACTGTGAATAGTCTGCCGTACTTCTGCACTGCATCACCTGCGTCTTTGCAATCTTCCCATGGTGGAAAACTAACGTTCCATCCACGTTTAACTGCAGTCTTTACCATTTCCATCCCTGCTTTGTCAGCATCGGGTAGCAGCACTATACGCTTGTTTAGCTGCTCTACTATACTGCATTGTTTGGGACTGGGTGTATTACCGTTCATACCAACACCCCCCACTAGCAGGGCATCTAGCTGCCCTTCTGTAACTATAACATACTCGTGCGTTGTTTGTGCATCCAAATTGTAAACAAAGTTGCTAGGACTAGACAAGTAATACTTGGGTGTTTCTTTGTCTGGAGTATTACCCACCCAACGTGAAGTATACCCCACTACCTTACCGTTGTGATAAAACGGCAGTGTTACACGATTCTTAAAGTGCTTGAACGGGGACCAATACCAGTTAGGATAAAATCCCAGGTGTCTGCTTTCAAGATACTCACACGCTTGCACAAACTTTACTAGCTCTTCCTCTGATAATGTGTCAGTATCAACTTCGTGTAGCAGTTTACTTTCGGCAGGTAGTTCATGATCTGCCCACGCTACTTTTACTTCTTCTACTTTTTCTTCAGGTATAAACTGTTTTGCTACATCTTGGTTTTCTTGTTGTTTGAGTAGTTCAAAGTTAACACGCTGTATTTGTGCAGGGTCTGCACCAAACTTTAACAACAGTTCTTTAAGATTTTCGTTTATACGTTTTCCAGGACTCCATCCAGTTTTGAAGCTGCAGTTAAAACAGTTATACTGAAACTTGTCGTCTACAAACATTATACCACCACGACGCCGTGTGTCGGCTTTATGTCCACGTGTAGCACACATAGGGCAATTGCCACTCACCCAACCACTGGGCGTTAATCGCCAAGATGCAGGCATTGTTTGTTTTACGAAATCCAAGACTAACATAAAGCTATATTAGCTTCTATAAAGTACTTTGTCAAGTGTTCCTGTGTTGCCTACAGCAGGTGTGTGATAAAATCTTACCCACATAAACATACCATCCCATGTAAATGGTGTTACACCTGTGCTGGTAGTAAACGTCCAACTGTCGTTTGCTGATTCTGGGTCTAGTTGTATGTCGAACCAATCCGTTTCAGTGGGGTTTAACTCCAGTGAGCCCTGTGCATAAAATACGCCCGTGTACCCTGTTGTATATACTGCACATGTGTTAGTGCCGTCTTGGTTAAATGATTGTGCTGTGCTTGCATTTCTGTTTGTATACAAATTAGAACCGCTGGAAATGAATGTATCATTCACTGCACTGTCAGCAATAACTATACCAAGTGGATTATCTTTGATTTCTAGAACAAAACTGATTCTGTTGTTTTGGTCACTGCTAAGTCCAAAAGTTCTACTTTGCATATCAGTATAAGTAATAACGAGATCGTACAATCCTGCACTAAAGTTTGTAGTATCACCTTGTAGGATTTTCATTACTATGTTACCACTGTTATAGTCAACTACAGCAAGAGTTTTAGTTAAGATAACAGCACTAGCCGTTCTGTCAACAATCTTGGCAACAAATGTTTTGTTAGTTAAGTTAACTGATTTGCGGTCAGGGGTTTTAACAAAAAACTCTAAATCACAATCTAACCCTGCGTAAACTATTAGAGGTTTGTGATTTTGAGGTCCATAATAGGTAGTACCTCCTCTATTCGGAAGTAGTATCTCACTACGTTGGTTATAATTGTATGCTGTGCCTTGATATATCATTTTGCAGATCTCCAATAGTATTTATTTGCTAAGTAAGTATAAGATGACAAACATTCCTAAGAAATACCAAAATTTACTAGAAGACTTTCCATTCTTAACACTTGTTGCGTATGGCGGTAACGAATACGTTGGAATAATACAAAATGTGGACCATCAGTTGGCCAGTATGTATAATTTTGAGACTATTAAACACCTCGACGATAAAAAAGAGTTTTTAGATCTTGGTGAAGAATGGTGGTGGGGAACAAACAGACTTATACCCATTAACATTATTTTCAAAAGTCGTTGGGAAAAATATAGACCCACACTAATCTCATTTAGTCTTAAAGACTTCGTAGTTATACATGGGCCTATTGTTAGTCTAAGTAATATTGTTCAACGTAGAGCTAAACGTAGAAATATTCAACTAGTAAGAAAATTTTAGGTCTTTCGTAATACAACATTAACTTGCGGGTCGATTACCTCTAACCTACGAGCAGTTGTTTTTTCTGCAGCGTGAATTAACAATGCCCTACGCACTTGATCTGTTTTGTTTGGCATTGTACTGTGTAACAATCTAGGGTGCCAAGCAACCATACTTCCTGCTGGTGCTGTATACTGTGTATAATTGTCCACAAAGAACAAGTCCCAACTATTTGGGTGATCTCGCATATCAATTGCATCGTAAAAATACTTGTGTGTACCCGGAACATATCCAGTAGCACCGTTATCTTCATTAAAATCACACATCATTACCATAAACTGTAGTCCTAAGAATTCCTTAGAATATCTAAATTCTTTGAAACGATAGGGAGTGTCGATATGCGGTCTTCTAAAATTCATACCTGGTTGTAATACAATAAAATCCTGCACGTGCCATACCCAATTTTTGTGACCAAAAATTTGATCAACAGACGGGGTCATTGCTGCTTTTATTTCATCAATAATTGGATGGTCTACGTTTGCAGTCCAATAATACCCCCAATCAACATCAGTTAGTGGATTTTCCATAGCACTAACATGATTCCAACCATACCACTTTTTATTTTTATCATGCCCACGTTGTGGCGGCAGTGTTGCAGCAAATGCATCTAGCTCTGCAATCTTATCCTTGTCAAATACTTCTTTGTGGACAGTAAATCCATCATGCTCAATATCTCTGACAAATCTGTTTTTGTCTATTTCATTCATTGCTTGCTCCCGTATGCAACTGTTCACATAATAAATTCATTTGTACTACGATTGCATGTGAGTAAGCAATCGCATGGGCTTTTTTGAAAAAGTATTGATCGTTATCTGGTTTAACCCAAACCTCTTTCAAAATTTGATCCCATGTACAGTTAACTAAGTAGCGTTTTGCAGGTCTAATGATAGCAATAACTGCTGCTAACTTTTCAATAGTGTCGGGCTTTAGCTTTTTTAATACATCACTGTGTTCTGCTACATGAAACAACTTACTAATAAATTCATCATGTTGCAGTAAATCCCAAATAGGTTCTCTATCCATCAATTGCTGCAAATGGTCTTCGCTACGCACATCCTTGTAGATACTTACGTTAAGAAAGTCCAACTTAAAGTATCCAGCATCATCTGCTGCTTTGTGATCTATTGTGCAAACATTCTTTAATGGATCTGTTGGCACTTTGTGAAAATACACCCCCGTGTTATGTTTACGATTTTGTAATCTAGCAGGCACATGTTTAAACAGCTTTAGTGCTGCATCTCTAGAGGAAAAGTCGTTATCAATATCCATTTTTTAAGTCCCTCATAC